TGCTGATAATGTATTATTGTTAACTATTGATGATAAAAATTATACTTGGAACACTTATGACCAATATGGTAATGAAACTAAAGCAAATGGTAATGATTTACTAGCTATAGTCAAGTATCTAAATAAGATGTATAAAATTACATCAGGAAAGCTCAATAATAAAAATTCTTTCAAAGTTGATGGAACTAAAAATTATATAGAATTATCCGACCCTCCATCTACAATTGAATTAAGTAGTGAAGAGTCAAAGAGTCTTAAAGGTGTAATCAATCAATTATCGGGATTAAATGTATTAGGAACTGGTAAATATGAATTAGATTATAATTATTTGATAATCGAAATCAAAGAAGATTTAGATACTATAGATTCCGAAATATTAACAACTTTAGGTTCAATTATTACTGAAGATGTGTATCAAATTTGTTTTGTTAATATTAAAGATAAAAAGATAAGAGCTCGGTTTTATGATAAAACTGTAGGAAGAGAAGTAGACGGACTTTTGTTTGGATGTGTAGCAGTTTTTGACTATTATGCATTTATTAATGAATTATCATATGATAATCCATTAGATGGCTTTGTAATTTTAAATAATGATATTATTAAGATTATTTACAATTTGGAAAAGTATTTTATTTGCTCAAATTAATTATTTTATTTATTCTTCTTCTCAATTTATTTATTCTTCTTCTCTTTTACTACCACTCATTAAAAAATACATAATCATAATAATTACTAATACTATAACAATTAATATTATATATTCATATTGTTTCCAAAAAGAAGGCACTATGTCAGGAATTATATCTTGTGTTAATCTAGGAATAATACCTGGTGCAAATATAGGAGTAATACGTGGTGTTAAGACAGGAGTAATACTGGGTGCTAAGGTACTAGACCCTTTAGGGTCTGTAAGTCCTGAAGGACGTGGAGTAATACCTGGTGTTAAGACAGGAGTAATACTGGGTGTTAAGACATGTGGGGTAATACTGGGTGTAAGAATTATATTTTTTTTACATTTTTTACAACTGCATGATACTTTTGAACATCCATTTGGATATTTTGGGTCAGGATTATTTTTAACAAGGTTAAATTTTGATTGATTTAATTTTTTTTTATTATCATCACATTCACACTGAAAACATTCGGGTGGGCATCTAGGATCATTATCAGAAGATGGTAAAAAAGAAGGAACTGGTTCTTCAGGAAGTATAAAATCCTCACTTATATTCTCTCTAATACCATCTTGTAAATTATTTTTTACATCTTCTGGTAGAAAATATGAAGCTACTTTAGTATGAATTCCTTCTTGATTTTGTATAAAATAATAAATATCATCTTTATTAGGAGGATCGAAACGATAACCACGAAATCCGTATCTGCTTACTGGGTCAAAAATAGAAAATGGTCCATATCTTATTGAATTGTTTGTAGAATAAATAAGTCCTCTATTACTATCAAATGAAAATGTAGAACCACCCCTAGGTATTGGCATATTTTTATCGCGTAATCCTAAATTTTCTTGAATATCAAATGGGATTTGTTCTAAATTAACTTGATAATTATCAAAATTACGAGTAATAAAATAATTTTTTTTACCATCCGAATCAATATTAAAATTAAATCCCTTTGTTTTATCTTCCTTTTCATTTATTATTATATTTGGAGCTTCTTCTGAAATTGCATTATCAATAGGTAGTATAAAATCTGGATTAATATTATTTCTAATACCAATTTGTAAAAGATTTTTTATATCTTCTGGTATATTGTATGAAGGTATTATATTATGATTTCCATACTCTTGGTAAAAATAATGCATTGATGAGATACTAATCTGACCTTCAGATAAAAGATAATAACGAGTATCATTAAATCCATATCTGCTTACTGGGTCAAAAATAGAAAATGGTTTATTTTCCATTGAATTATCTATAGAATAAATAAGTCCTGTATTATTATCTACCGAAGAGATTAAACCATTAAGATGTTGTGGTAAATATGTAGAAATTAATCCTAAATTTTGTTGAACATAATATGGTATTTGATCTAAATTAACTTGATATTCAATATTGTTACGTTTAATAAAATAAGTTTTATTACCATCTGAATCAGTATTAAATCCAAATCCACTTTTGTGGTCTATTCTTGACATATAATATTAGTTATAAAAAAAAATTGAAATATTTTTTTTAAAGATTATAATTTAATTAGTAATGGATTTAATAACGAAATTTAATGATACTTTAATAGATTATATTGCAGTGTACCCTCACGGGAAAACTCCAGTATTAAATCCTTGGTTGAAATACTTTAGTATTCAAGATATAAGAATAATGTTTATTGATATGTTTACTCAGGAGCTAATTCATCATCTTTATAGCATAAATAATGCAAAAATTCACGAGTTGTTTTGTGTTATTTTTAATGGTCAAACTGAGTACTACCCTGAACCTAAGAAGTTTGGTGTTTATATTCCACCTCACAAAAGGACAATCTCACCTATAAATTAATTTAATTATCTTCAATTGGTAAAATATCATGAACTAAATCTTTATACGTCATCATTCTCATTCTACAACAATATCTTCTAAAATTCAATGATAATAATAATTCAGATATTTGTTTTTCTTGTTCTTTCTTTGACAATTTGGGGTTATCACATATGATTTTCTTTTTCTGTTCGTACTCTTCAGTCTTTTGAAATAATAAACCGCAAGTTGGGCAAGTTGTATAAAGCATTAATCTAAAATATATTTTATTTTTAAATTAATATTCAATTTTTATTTTCTTTATTATAATAATAAAATAAATGTCAGGTACACAAATTAAACCACCTGTTATTAATACCTATCAAAATAAATTTAATAGAGCTTTTGAAGAGGCAGATGCAAAAAAACAGGCTAAAAAAGTAATGAAAAGTGAATCAGAAAACTCTTTTAAACCTTCAGATTCACTTAATTTAAGTATTGGACAAACTCCTGATTATGAAAAACAAACATTATTAATGAATGATAAAAATGAAATAGAACCTAAATATTTACATAGGAAATATACTGAAGATTTAGGAGTAAATATGAAAAATTTATTTTTTGAAATGTTAGAAATGTTAGCCAATGGAAAGAATCCTGTACCTTACGCAATGAGTGAACCAAATAAACAATTTGCATTTTCAGTTATGATTCTTATGATTGGAGTTTTAATGTTATTCTTTTCTAATTTAATGATATAAATTAAATATTATGTTTAGGTTTAAATATTATGTTGTGGTTTTCCAACTTCACATCTACAAGTTGGACACTTGTAGTTATAGTTTTTCAAAAGTGTTTCAATACATTCTCCGTGAAATTTATGAGAACAAGGTAATTCCCAAATTTCTTCTTTAGGACTCATATTTACTAAACATATAGAACAATTTTCATTTAAACTTTTAATTGTGCTATATTTCTTTATTTTATTAAATTCTTCTTCTTTTAGAGTTGAAACTACATCTTGATTTAAATTATTATTCATAGGATGTAATAGTAGATTCATATTTAAATTATTTTGATTAATAGGAGGTAATAACGGTGGCATAAGTAAATCCATAATTGTATTTAAAGGTATTAGAGGAGGCATATTAGCATAATCATCATCGTCGTCATCGTGATATGCTAAAACTCCGTTATCTCCATCTTCTTCTTCATAGTCTACACCTCCATCTTCTTCGTCTTCATCATCATTATTATTATGATTGTGTGCAGGAAGATGATATACAATTGCTTGTAATTGATTAGTAAGATCTTGCATTAAATAATCATTATTTAATAATCCATTTATTTCATCTATAGTAAAATTAATATTGAACTTTTCATAAAAAGTTTTAAGGTGGTTAGGTATATCTTCATTTGGTATATTCATATTAATAAGTTCTAATCTTAATAAGTTTATTATATCTTTTTCATTTTCATATTTTTCTTCTTCTTGTAAAAAGATTCTATAAGCAAATAATTGGTCATAATCAACGGTAGAAGTTGTCATATAATATAGTAATAGTTAATTTTTAAATAATGTAAGTGCAATTTTTGTTATTTTAATCAATATATAAAGACTAGTCGCCTTTAATATTAAATGGAAGTTAAACTTGATTTTGATTCAATTAAGAATAATTTAAATATTTTATACATTAACAATTTAATAAAAACTTGTGAAAAGAATGATATTGACAAAGATGTATTAAATGAAGCTCTGGAAAAATTAATTATTCCAGTAGAAGAAATTAAAAAGGTTCCTAGTTCTAGTAATCTATCACCTAGTGAAACTAATACTGAATACTTATTTCAAAAGCAATGGAATAAATTAAATTTAGTGCACAAAAAAATTAAGATTAAAGAATTTGTTAATACATTAGAATTAAAAGATGAAAGTCAAAAACAGATTATTAGAGATAAACTAATTGCACTATTAGATAATAAGACTTTGACTAAAAAGGATTCGGTATTATACGATGTTGCAAAGGCAAAGATTATTAGTATTCCAATGTTGCAGTTCAAGGATGGAAAGTATGATATCTAATTTAATATTCAAAAATCCATGATTTTTTTAATATTACTTCATCTCCTTCCCTAATAATTAATTTTCTTAATTCGGGTAGTGATTTAATTTTTAAATTTTTTATTTTTTCTACAAATTCATCTATTTTATCGGTATATATATTTATAAATAAAGTAGTGTCACCTTTAGAATGAAATGCATCATCAACTCTATTAATAATTTTTTTGCTGATTTTATCTAATATAAATTTTATTACTTTATTCATTTCTTCAGTTGTTTGCATTAATTTTTTATCTTTAAACATAAATGCAACCATCCATTTTATATGTTCTTTTGTTTTTACAATTTTCTTTTTTTCTTTTGTATTAACAACAATTGCATCTTTTCTATTCTGAATACCTAATGTTCTATTAGGTAAATTTGATATTAATATTTTATTTACATCATTAATTATATGTTCTTTAACACCATGATGAAGATATATAATAGAATCTTTTTCTAAAGAATCACTATATAATAATGCATCTGATGTATATATATAGCCATTTGGATATTTATTAATTTTTTTATCAATTAATTCATGAATATAATCGTGATGACCAGTGTATAATGAATCTTTACCCCATTTTAAGAAAAAAAATAATACACCTATTTTTTTTAAATCATCCTGTAATGATTTAATTTTAGATGTAAAAAAAGAAATATCTTGTATTGGTTCTTTATAATTTGGAAATTGTTTATAATAATCATCTGGATTCGTCATTATTTTTTTATTGGATTCTTTTATACTGGATACTTTTTTATATAAAATCCATTTTTTTACACCATTTTTATTTTCAGTAATAATCCAAGTATTATTATCATTTCCTTTTTTTTTAGTTCCAACTTTATATAAAGTTGCGCTCTGTGTTGGACTTTTTCTTTCACTCATATATAATTAATGGAGATTATTTCTACATACTTTAAAAAATTGCTAAAAACAAATATTATCTATTCATTTTATTAATAATCAAATGTCAATTAATAAAATAAATAAAATCATCAAATTCGTAGATAAATTTATTAAAGCAAACGAGACCGAAAAACTAAAAAACAGTGATTACTATGCTCTTGTGAATACTATTTCTAAGGAAGGTAAAGATTCTTATCCAGATATTACTTTTGACCTAGTTAATTCTATTCTAAGTAAAAAGTTTTCCGTGAAATACTTTTATAAAGACGCACTTACGTGTGATTTATATCCAGAGTATAATTCTCTTTATTCTAAGATAGAGATTCCTAAAGAGTATCAACACTTACAAGATCAGTTTTTAAAACTACAAAGTCTACCTCAACCAGAACAAAGAACTCCTGAATGGTTTGCTTATAGAAGAAATAGGATTACTGCATCAGATACTGCTGCAGCCATTGATGAAAATCCTTATGAACCAGTTGAAAGTTTTATTGATAAAAAGTGTGACCCGAATCACAAGTTTCTAGATAATCCAAATGTGGCTTGGGGTAAAAAGTATGAATTTACTGCAACTGGTATTTATCAACATATATTTAATGTAGAAGTTGTAGAATTTGGTGCATTGCCTTCTGATAAATATGAAATCTTAGGTGCATCACCAGATGGAATTTGTTCTTGTAGAACTTTAGATAATCAATTTAGTGAAAAGCTTGGAACAATGTTGGAAATTAAATGCGTTGCACCAAATGGGAGAACAATTGAAACTAGGGGAGATATTCCAGGACATATCTGTCCTTATTATTATTATCTTCAAGTTCAACAACAATTAGAATGTTGTGATTTGGAAATTTGTGATTTTTGGCAATGTAAGATTCTAGAATATAAAGATAGAGAAGAATATTTACTTGACAAGTGTTTAAAAACTTATCATACTGAAGGAGTTGATGGTAATCGAGTAGAAATAGATAATAGAATTAAAAAGGGAATGATATTGGAATTTCATCCTTTGGAATGGGCTCCTGAATTTGAAGGAGATGATCGATCTTGGAAGAGTAAATATATATATCCTCCTAGATTAGATTGGTCAGAATACGAATATGATGCGTGGGTTGTAAAGACTATGAATAACTTACAGAGAGATCATTCGGATGTTACTAAAACACATTACTTTTATAAGATAGTTTACTGGAAACTTGTCCAATCTCATAATCAACCAATTAAAAGAGATAGAAAATTATTTAGT